ACTGAATGCTCCCATTCCAACGCAGCGCGCGAAACGTGCTGGTCAAAACGGGAAGCATCAAGCCCAACTGCCACAGGATCTCTAAAGCTGGTCCAGTGCCGATGCAGCCAACTGCCAACATCGTGTGCATTGTACCCCTTCAGCACCACAGGATAGCCCCAAACACGAGCAAACCCCTGGCACAACTCCTTCTCAAACAGCTTGAGGTAACGTCCAACCTCCAAGTTGTATCGAGGAGACCGAGGCTGTATGACACGGGGAGCAGGGTCACCCTTCTTATCGAAGTTGACCTTCTCAGCCTTCACGAATGTGCTCACCCAAGCGTCGCGACGACTTACAGCCCGGACCAACAGGCTATCGTACGCACGTTCATAGATACTGCGCTTGCGCCCAGTGTATAGAGAAGAATAGTCCTCCCTAGGAACAATGGGGGTCGAACGCACAGCACCCAAGAGACGTCTGCGAACCTCAGAGAGGCGAGTGAACACACCCTTGACAGGTTGAGGGGCCTGAGCCAGGCCCTCACCGCGGTTCACGTAGAATACGCGTTCCACAATGCCCCGTGCCAAGTTCACCAAAGTATTAGTGTGCACTCCATAGCGGACCCCAGACCCAAAGCCCGCCAGGTAGCGCACACCACGCGCACAGCGCTGTCCCAACCCACTTACCGCCCGGATCCGGAGACATGATTCACCACGTCGGTCGACCGACGTGGTTACTCCGGGCAGGGTGGCTGGGCACCCCTATTTGCAGAGGTCGACAGCAGCACGGCGTGCGCGTGCCTCATAGCTACGCGCATACTGTGCCGCCTCGACTGATGCGCCTGTTGGTGTCAGGCACAACTCCACACACATGTCCATGAGACGCACGATGTCGACAATACGCACGTCCCGCGCCCGCAGCTGTTTGCGGACCCAGTCGCCAGCGATAGTACGATTGGCTTTGTTATAGCGCATTTCGCCAAACTCTGCCTTAAATTCGTACGCCACTTCCACGACAACACGTGGTATGGCTCCAACCGCCTCTGGGCCAGCATCAAGCTGACGGATGGCCAGCGCAGACGCCGGTCTCTTGCGAAGCAAGATCCCGATGACACACACCAGGCCACACACTACCACCGCTAGGGAAACGATGGGGTCCATGGTCACCATTACTGGAATGCCGCCGATAGCAAAGCTCTGCCGCAGCCGGGTACGAGTACCAAGGATAATC